AAAACAATACTTTTATGTGGGCTACTTGCCACCCTATTACAAGGATGTGCCTATAAACCCATCATAGATACTGCTGGAAGATCAGGTACATTTGACAGCGATAGAGCAAATCTAATAACTGACGATCAATTACATTGTAAAACACTTGCTAAAGATAATACAAACTTTGTAAGTAATATTTTGTATTGGTCTGTTAGCCCAACAATGGACACAAAGTATGAGTCTATTGTTAGAAAATGTTTAACAAAGAGAGGTCATAGTGTACTTAACTAACAATAACCAAATAGGAATACCAATGCACAGAAGAACAAACACAACAATAGAAGAAGTAAATCAATCAATCCAAGAACTAACTTTACAATGGAATGTTAGTGAGCAAGACAATCTTAAAATAGCAACTTGTTTAATAGGATTGCAACTTAGAAAACTTAGATTGATGAGAGGTAAAACCCAATCAAGAGTCGCTAAAGCTGTAAATGTAACTTTCCAACAAATACAGAAATATGAGAGAGGCCAAAATGCGATCAGTTTAAATATAGCTAAAAAATTATGTGAATATTTAGATGTATCTATTGACTATTTCATTAAACCAATGGAAGATAAGAACTTAACATTTTTAAAAAGGAGAGAAGCTAATGTATATCCGTTCAAAAAAAGATTTGTGGAAAACCAAGCGAATCAAAGCCATGAATAGAATAATAAGTAAAAGTAAAGCTAAGAAAGAAACTACAGAACTTTATTTGCCAGAATATAATAGGGTATGTGTTTCTAACGCAGAAAATAAACAACAATATAAGGGAGAGAATAATGGCAATTCATAAAACAGAACATGGTCATACGATTGAGTTCAATGAAGAAAAGCATGTATATATTCATAACAACGAATATGTAGTTGGAATGAGTACACTACTTGGGAAGTTAGCGAGTCCAATGTTAGAGAATTGGAAGATTAGCCAACAAGTAAATGCTATCAAAACTGAAATGGAAAGAGAGGGTATTCCAATCGACCAGATACAGAAGATAGTTACTAATGCTAAAGCTAATGCAAAGAAGTCAGGAGATAATATTTTAAATATTGGTTCTATGGTTCATAAGTTTTGCGAGATGTGGCTTAAAGGAGAAAAATTTACTGACCCAAGCGACCCTGTAATATTAGGTTGCTTTGAAAAGTTTAAAAGGTTTTGGACAAAACATAAGCTAAAAGTTATTGAGTCCGAAAAGGTTTTATATTCTGAACGTGGGTTTTGTGGAACTTTAGATTTAATTGCTAAAGACTCACAAAATAACCTATGGCTCATAGATATAAAAACTTCTAAAGGTTTGTTTCTAAATATGGTTCATCAATTACATGGATATAAGTTGGCCTATGAAGAACAAACAAAAAAGAAGATTAATAAGATGTATATAGTTAGACTCCCTAAAGATAGTGGAGATTTTGAGGCTAGACATATCTTATATAAAAAGGAACACTTACGAGCATTTTTAGGATTACTCAGTTGTCATAAATCTGAACTTCTTTTTAATGAATCTGTAAGAAAGTACAATCAACTAAAAAAAGGAAAAACAAATGTACGAAAAAACTAAATTTGATAAAGCATTCTGTGGATTACAAATGAGATTATTCCCTACAGGAAATGCGAGTCCAAAGTATGAGTATTCTGGCGAGGCAAGTAAAGTTAAATTTACTTGTAGCTTAACCAAAAGAAAATATAGTTTATCACAAGTTAATGAATGGTTTAATACACCAGAAGTCCAAGAATATACTAAAGCTGGATATGTTTTAAAGTATATGACTAAGACTCAAGAAATGCAAAACCCACCACAATATGCTAAAGGTAATCTTGAACAAATATTCTGTTTAGTAATGGTTAAGCCATATAAACCTCAACCTAATGTAGATGGATTTAAACCTATAGGTCAAACTATACCACAGTACACACCTCAACCAATGACTCAAGCACAACCATCAGCACCAGATCATGCTATGCCCGTTGAGAAGATGTCAGATATGGACGAGGAAATACCATTTTAATTATGGTCGATAAAGTTAGCGATACTCATTATAATCTTGTTAGCGATCTCTATAAATTAAAAAAAGATTTCGCTTTCAAGAGAGAGGAATTACAGGCTTTGTATTTAGAAAATAAAGGTTTAAATAAAAAAATAGATGCTTTAGAAAAAGAAAATCATAGCTTTAAACAACAAATAAAACAATTAGAAAAAGAAGCAGAGGAGATGTTATTATACCCATGATGATATTTGGAAAAACTAAAAACGATTGGAAAGTGTTAGAATTACACTATCGCAGAGAATGGATTTGCTTTGTAATAGGATTTATATTAGGAGTTATATTATGAGTCTAAGCGATCAATTATACAAAAAATTAGAAGATGCTTCTAATGATTGGGCAGAATGGCAGAAGAAAACTATTATTTTAGATGAAGGTAGAAAAGCAGTTTTTTCTTCGTGTGTAATTAAACATAAAAAGTTAGTTAAGACTATGAGTGAAGCAGAGCATGAAGCAAGAATAGACTCTGATTATAAAATGATTGTAGAACAATATGCTGAAGCTGAAAAAGAATTAATTAAAGCTAGATATAGATATACCAATATAGATAGATATGTCAGTTTAAAACAATCAGAGTTAAAAAGAGATTTAGCTTTGAATAGTAAGGTTTAATGAATTCTACTAACGATATAAAGATTTGCTCCCTTTCGTATGAGTCTAGTAGATAGAGTGGTCAGCGAGAGTTGGCCACTTGTTAAAAGAATTTTGGGTCTTATACCTTTCTAACCCAAAATACTAGGGTGGTGTTTATCTCTCTCTTTGCCACCCTAGTTTCTAGTAATATCAAAATGTTTTATATCTGTATCTTTGTGAATTTGTTTATAACTGTATTCAAAGTTAATTAAATCAACATCACTTCGTCTTTTTATTTCTTCGACCATCTCATTAACTTTAGTGAAGTATGGGTAAGTATCTATAAATCTAAAATTAACATAACTACCATAAGGATTGTTAGAAGTTTCTAATTGTAGTTCTAAATCAGTAATTACAGCATCAACTTTTAATTTGTCCATTTGGACATAATACTACTTTTTCTTAAATGCTGAAACACCTTTTATACCTAGTACAGAACTGTAACCCCCAATAATCAAACCCTGTAGCCAAAATGGGAAACGATCTATTTGATCGAAGAAAGCATCTAGCTTTGCAATAACATTTGGGTCTTCACTAAAAATACCATATGCACACACTAATAAAGGAATTGAAATTAAAACCAATACGATTTCGTCTTTCCAATCGTTAGCCTGATGCTCTTTGATAGTTTTGACCATTTCGATCTCCCCATCAATAACCCTCTGCATTTGTTTTTTTTCAGCAACAGATTCTAATATTTTTGTTTCTTTTTTATTTTTATAGATTTCTGCACCTGTTTTAAATCCAAATTTTAAAAGTCCTAACCACATATTATAAATAAGTATTTCTTGTTAGCATTAATAATGTTGTCCAATATACTACAAGAATTGAATAAATTAAATAAGTGAATTTCATTCATTCCTAATATTCCTTATTTTTTATTTTTCAATAATTCTTTACCAAGTTCTGCATAATGTATTATCTTATTGTACTTTTGCTCTAAACTTTCGCCTTGTTTGTTCCTCACTGCATATTTCACTATATTTCCATCAACAAAGTTTAAATTATTGGCTAAGATAAATTTTAAAGGGCTTATAGGTAGTTTATAATGATCTCCACCTATTTGCTTGTCAGTAGCTTTCTCTGTGGCTCTGTGTGGCTTTAACCTAGACAATTTTACCTATCCAATCGCCTTTTTTGTTAATTACCATTGGAAGTAGTCTAGGTATGCCATCTATAATAATTCCACAACCTAGAATAAACCTAGTCTTAAAGTTCTTAGCATAACTAAAGGCCATAGACTTTTGATTAATTAAACAACCTACATTCATTCCAAAGAATAGATTATCAGGATTAGCCCAATAGCTTATTACGAACTTTGTATGATAATGGCCTTGAACTGCTGACATACCCATAGCTTGACTTACTTTTAATACATCTGCACTTCTTCCATGTGTAAAGAAGCATCTTTGACCATTAGACATAGTAATAGTTAAATCATCTACCCACTTCCATTTTCTAGTACCTAAAAAATCTCCATAAGGTTTTAAGAATTGTTTAGACATTCCATATTTTAATGCTCGTCTATAAACTAGGCTTGAATGGTTACTATCAACTTCTGTAACTTCTGGGTATATTGCTTCTAATTGTTGTATGTATTCTTTAGCTTTATCTAATTCATGTCCAGCAGAATATAAATCTGGATTATGTTCGTGCATTGATATGGCATGAAAGTCTAATAGATCGCCAATATTAATTATTGTATCTGGTTTAAATTCTTTTTTGATTTCTTTTAAGAATGTTATTGAATCCTTATGTTGATAAGGTAGGTGCATATCAGAAATGACAAGGATTCTTTTATTCTTCATACAAGCATAACTTGTACCTTATTTTGATAATAATGTAAATATTACATAGCCCATAGCACTAATCAATGAGCCTGTAGATATTAGTAAAATTTTTTCTAATCGTTTTACTCTTTCTTCTATTGAATGAATTTTATCGTGAGTTAATTTTTGCATTATACGACAAAGTTTTTCGTGTGATTCTATTTTCTGTAATGCGTTAAGTTTAGGCATTATTTTTTCTTCTTTGGCTTATACTTTTTTATAGCTTGTGAAATAAATATGTTTTTATACAAAGAAACCTTTTTGCCAAATTTCTTATCAGCTTTTCTTTTAGCTGATTTATATGCTTTAGATTTCTTATTAAAAGACTTTGGTTTCCCTAATCTTTTTGGTCTAGCTTTTGCGTATATAGGTTTCTTTGTAGCCATTACTTCTTCTTTTTCTTTTTATCTTTTTTATTTTTCTTCTTTGCTGGTCTGCCTCTTTTACTTCCGTATGTTCCTTTTCCCATTGGCATAATATTCTCCTATTAGTTAGTTAGTTTGCCACCTGACCATTTTGCATCAGGTAATCCATTAGTATATGATTTTCCATCAAATGTTAATACTTGTTTTCTATTTGAGCCATCTTTGTACGATACATGAATCCACCCACTATTAGCTTCGCCTGTCCAATACTCGAGGATTAATTGATCGAAGTCGCAATGGTTTTGAATCCATAAAGCTACTTGTAAATTACTAACACCAGCTATTTCAAAATCAGTAGCATTTCCTGTGGTATGTTGTGATGTCTTTTTGCTACCTATTGCTTCACATAATTCTTCTGAACGATAGCCAGATGTAATTGTAACAGGCTTATCAAACTTAACTCTTACAGGCTCTAATACTTCATAACAAAGATCGCCTAAGTTTTTAATCTCTCCACTACCAGCTTTATTTTTAATACCTTTTCTTGTAGCTGTTTGAGATTTTTCCATCTCCTCTAATGTAAAGTGTTTTGAAAGTTTCATGGTAGAATTATACAGTTAATTTAATGGTTGCAACATATACTTTATTCTATAATATTTATAAATAGAATTAAAGCATAATTATAATGAATTTTTTAGAGGCAATAGTCGAGATAAAAAATGTTATCTCGCCTGAATTAATAAGTAAAATTATACCTTTAATAAACAAGAAAGCTAAAAAAAATCTATTTGTTGATACTGTATTAAATACTTCTATTAGAAATACAAAAGGTTATCAGTTACAATTAGATACTCCCACTAATATATTTTATTGGAATTATATTAAAACAGAAATAGAAAGACTTTATATTCATTACAAAATTAAATTTCCTAAAATGACAAGTAATAAAATAAATCAAATTGATTTATTAAAATATAGTCTTGATAATATGTATAAAATACACACCGATCATTATACTAATACACCAAGACATTTAAGTATTATTATGAATCTAAATGATGATTATGAGGGTGGAGATTTAATATTTACAGATCAAAAAGAAAAAGAAATTAAAAGATTTAAACTTAGTAAAGGAACTATAATTTTTTTTCCAAGTAATTTTATGTTTCCTCATAGTATTGAACCTATTACAAAAGGAACACGATATAGTATAGTTGCATGGCTTCAATAGATTATAAAGTAATTAAAAATTTTTTTAATAAGGAAGAATTAAATATTCTTCAAAAATATTGTTATAATAGATTAGATCAAAACAAAGATTATAGAATTGATGGTCAATCATTTTCTCCTGCATGGTATAAAGATTCTTTAATGAGTGCTTTGTTAGATACAAAAATTTCTTTAGTAGAAAAAGAAACTAACTTAAAATTATTTCCTACTTATGCGTATTGGAGATATTATATATTTGGTGCTACTTTATCTAAACATACAGATAGACCAGCTTGTGAAATATCTGTAACTGCTTGTATTAAAAAATATGATAATTGGCCTATTACAGTTGAAAAAACTTCTTTTGAACTACAAGAGGGAGATGGGTTATTGTATGCTGGGTGTAATCATGTGCATGGTCGTCATGGAGTATATCAAGGAGATGGAATTGCTCAAGTATTTTTTCACTATGTAAATCAAAATGGACATTATAAAAATTATGCTTATGATAAGGCCAATTAAATGAATCTTAGACTATTTGATATAATTGAAACTGAAAAATTTCAATTTGTTAGAATTCATAAAAATGGAAATGGTAGTGTTTTAAAGTGTATTCACAACAATTATAAAAAAGAAGATGTATTTTATGTTCATCATCTTTCTAAAAAACCAAGATTCTGTATAATTAGAGAACCTTATGAAAGGTTTTTATCAGGTTTAAAATGGGATTTGTGGTTAAATAAAGTTGATATTAAAGATATAGATATTAAAACATTATTTACTGCTAATGAACATCATTCAAGAAATAGTTGGGTAGGTCATATTAAACATAGTACATCACAAATTCCATATTTATTTAATGTTCAATGTAGTCATTATGTAGATATGTCTGATATAAATTTATTTTTAAAGTTGCATTTTGGAAGTAGTGAACATGAAAACAAATCTAAAAATAAAATAAAAATTAATATTGAAAAATATTTAGATAAAGATGAAATTATGAAATACTTGCATTTAGATTACTACGTATATAATAGTCTGAAAAGATCGCCTTTTTTATGGGAGTGGCAACATGGAAAAATATTTTAAATAAATATGATAAAAGTAATAAAAAATGTTTTAACCTTACAAGATTCTTTTGATCTTTATCAAGGAATTATTAATCAAAATATGTGGACTCTTAATAGAGCATCTGCTTTTAACAAACCAAGAGGGGCATTTCCAGGTGTAACTTTTTTAGAAAATGGAAAAATACAATATAACGATGCTTATTGGATTGGATATTTTAATTGTTTATATGATAGAATAAATCAAAAACTAAACGAGCAACATAATTTTACATTACCTAGAAAAATACAACGCATATCATTAAATGCTCAAAATGATAATCACTACACAGAATTTCATATTGATAAAGATACTAAGCATAGAAGTATTGTAGGTTTTTTAACACCTCAATGGTCAGAGGATTGGGGTGGGGAATTAAATATTGAGGGTGAAATATTTAAATATTCATCTGGAGATTTTGTATTATTTGATTCTAATAAAATACATAAATCACAAGAAATAAAAAAAATACCATATTGGAGAGTGTCCATAAGCTATATGTTATTGAATGAATAAAATGAAAGAAAAAACTGTAAACATAAATAATTTTATTGGTATATACGATAATTACATTACTAAAGAAGAATGTAATAAAGCTATTCAATTTTATGAAAATCAAAATAAATTTAATAGAACAGTAAACAGAACAGCTTTTGAAAAAGCATCTATATTAAATAAACAAGATCAACAATATTTTGCTGGTGCAGACAATTTAGATGTTTGGTGGGAAGATTTAAAGTCTATGATAGTTAATTTTGAATTAGCTTGGAATCATTATATTAAAAGTACAGGTGCTGACGAGGCTTATGATAATAGACCTTTTTATTTTACTAATTTAAAAATACAAAAAACTTTGCGTACAGAGGGTTATCATGTTTGGCACATAGAACACGCTAAAGGATTTCATTATGAACCTAGAGCATTTGTATTTTCAATTTATTTAAATGATGTTGAATATGGTGGAGAAACAGAATTTTTACATTTTTCAAAAAGAGTACAACCAAAAGCAGGGAGAATAGTTATTTGGCCGTCTGGTTTTCCATATCTTCATAGAGGTAATCCACCATTATCAAATGAAAAATATATTTTAACTTCTTGGTTAAACATAAGATGATAAAAATTATTGATAATTTTTTTAATGAGAAATTATTTAAAAATATACAAAATTACATAACTACTAATATATACTTTACACCTCGATATTTTAAAGGAAAAGAACATACTAAAGAAAATTATTATGGAAGTAGATTTTTACTTTCAAATGATAAAAATTTGTTAAATACTTTTATTAAACAAGCTGAAAGTAAATTTCAAATAAAAATAAAAAAAGTACTTCCTGATTCTGGTATTGATTTAAGAAATACAGATAAATTTATACCTCACATAGACGAGGGTAAATACAATTTATTAATTATGTTAAAAGGTTCAAGAGCAGTTACAAATGGAACTGTATTCTATACAGAAAAAGAATTAGATATGCACATAGGATTTATGGAAAATAGAGCCATAATGTTTCCATCAAACATTTATCATTCTGCTCATGCTAGTAATATTCCAAATCTTAAAAGATATACAGCTACTTTATTTGTTGCTGACTATGATGAATAAGATGTAGGTCTTGCACCTAATCTTGAAATTTTTTCATTAGAAGTTTCTTCATCAACATTATTAGAATCCCAATTAGCTTGTAATTGAGATAAATGTAACGAATCCCATTTGTCTGTAAAATCTTCAATAGAACCTATATTTGCATCAGCAAATGTAGAATGAGGTGTTGTATCTCTATACTCTACTTCATCAGTAGATATAGTTGTTCCATATTGAATTGCCCAAATATTAGAAAATTTAGATTGAGACCAAAAAGAATTATCATCAACAACATAAGCAGTTCCAGCTTCTAATCCATGATTTTTGATAATTATTTTATCTTCAAATACTATTGTCCAATTTGAGTTTGTTGCCATATTTTTTCCTAAGTTTTAATTATATAAATGATTGTTAAATAAGGTTGTAAAACAGAAGTTGCATCTCCTGAAAAATTTGCACTCATATTATGAGAGTGAGCAGAACCAGAACCAGCACTCCCTGTATTTGCAGGACTTCCACCAGGTTGATATGCTGGGTGTCCAGGACTACTATCAGAATGTTGACCAGAATTACCTCTACCTTGAGGGTGGCTATGTGATGCAAGTTGTGCTGTACTTAAAGAAGCATTAGCTGTTGAACCTGCAACGTTACCTGTTGCAGTTACTGTATTTGCACCAGCAGTTGAAGCTAAAGCTTTATTATTTGATTTACCAACTGCTACTTTGTCAGATAAATTTGGTAAATTAAAAGTAGATGAACCGTTTCCTGTTCCATAAGTTGTACTGATAACTCCAAATAAATCTGAATAAGTGCTTCTTGAAACTGCTGTTCCATCGCATTCTAAAAATCCTGTTGGAACTGATGCAGTACTCCACGGAACAATAGTTGCTGTAGGAATACCCTCAATACCTGTAAGGTTTGAACCACTAAAATTATATTTAATTGCATCGTAATTTGCCATAATTATTTCTCTATTAATACCCAACCTTGTGTGTTATCAAAAAAAACCAAACCAAAACCTGCTCTTTCTGTAGATACTGTCAAATCTGATGCACTTCCTGATATTGGTTTTCCATTTCTATTAATTGTTAAATTATTTGTGTCAAAAGTTGCATTAGAATCAATAAATCTTATTTCATCTCCTTGAGCAGGAGAACTTGGTAAAGTGCAAGTTATAGCACCCCCAGATGTATTTACAAAATTTTTACTTCCAGCAACTGCTGTAAAGTTAGAAGTTTTTACTCCCCAAGCAGTATCTCCAATAGTAATATCTGAACTTCCGTTATACAGTTTTAGACTTGTATCCGATGTGTCATACCAAAGAGTTCCTGTAACAGCAGAACTTGGTCTTGAGGTTCCTGAGTTTGTAGAAATTACCGCATCTAAAACTGAGTTTAAATCAGACCTAAAACTTGGAAAAGATTGGTTTGCTATATCGTAATCGTGTTGTGCCATATTTTTCTTATACTCCTTTTAAAAGCCTTTTGCAATAAAATCAAATGTTCTTGATACATTTGTTCCACTTGAATTTTTAAATAAAACATCAAAACCATTAATTGTTTTATTAGATACTGTGAAGAAATCTCCTGTCGCCATGTTTTCGCCTGTAATTCCTACTGCATAATTAACAGATTTAAATGGATTTGTAAATGTTACAGTTTTAGTTCCAGCACCAGAAGTTATATCATTACCACTAAATATTCTATCTTCCATATCTATTGAAACTGATACTTCTTGTACTATAGGAGTTGAGGCTAAATCAGTTGAAGTTAAAACAACTCTAAATTTAAAATATCTTGCAGTATAGTTTCCTATTATTAGGTTTTGAAAAGCAGTATAAGTAGAGTTATCATCACTTGTAGCAATTTCTAAATGTGCATTTGAATTAGCTGGTGTATCTCCATCAAAGCTAGAATTTTGTGCATCAAACAATCCTGATCTACTATCAAACAAATCATCTGGATTATCAGAAGTTTGTTTTAATGTGGCTGTTAATCTGCAAGTATGTTTTGCACCTATATCAATTACATTTTCAAATTGATAATTACCACTTGAAAAAAAATCAGCATTAGCAACACCAGAATCAAAAAATCTAGTTGTTTCTGAGTCAAAATTTCCTGATGCACTATCAAATAACTCAGAAGAATCTAATCTTAAAGTATCATCTACTATTGCAGTATTTGTCAATGTTCCATTAAAATTAGGGTGTTCAGACACGTTAGTTATTGAATTAAAATTTAATGTGCTAGTTACATTAGAAACTATTGCAGTTGCGTTAGAACTTGCATTACCTAATTTATCAAATGCTTTTATAAGATAAGTTCCAGCTCTAGCAACTGTACTAATACTTGTGGCTGGTCTTGATACTTTTTCTATTAAAGATACAGAGTTTGCCCATTCTCCTGTTCCATCTGTTAATGTTGAATATCTAATTTGATAAAAAGCTAAATCTAAATCTGGTATTTGTGTCCAAGATAAATGTGCTTCTTGTCCTAAAATATTACAAGAAAAATCTGTTACATCACTAGGTGGCTCAATAGCACCTACAATTTTTCTCTGTGCAGAAACATAGGTTGAAGAAATCCCTAATGTAGAAACTGCTTTAACTTTTACATCATACACTTTTTGGTCAATTACATTTAAAACTCTATGATTTAATCCTGAACCTTGTGCATAAATAATATAATCTGAATCTGTACTTAATTTGTATTCTACTTGGTAGTAATCAACAAAGCTATCGGGAGAAGCACCTATAGATACATCTAGTGCTACAATTACAGTTCCATCATTATATTCAACTAAAGTATCATCTAAAGTAACACTCGCTGGTGGTTGTACTGTAAATGGATTAGGAAGATTAGTTGATGGTGTTGCTGTAACTTGTGTTTTAGTTGCCCAAGTATAATGACTAGCTTGGTATTCAACAAGTGATAATCCTATTGTAAAATCTTCATTAAAAGTAATACCCATAACTCTAAATGGTTTAGCAGAAAATCCTAAAGAAGAATGTGTAATATTTACAATGTCGGCAATAGCCAAATCATAAGCATCAAAGCTAACATTAATACCAAGTGTTAATGCTTCTCTACTTCTTCTTAAAATAACTTCTGCCATTTCTTC